AGACCCAACTCATACAAAGCTAGGTCTGAATCTGACAGTGCTATTTTCCCTGGTTTGCACCGACTCCAGAGAACTTCATAATTTCTTCAGACAGTTTGTTCAATTCATCCATCGGGAAGCTAGAAAATTCTTCATCAGTAAGATCTTTAGCATCTGCTACTGAGAAGTTCATAATCATACGCAAGGTCTCAAGGCCTTCATTATTCGGATTAGTTTTCACATACTCTTGAATAGCCATGACTTCTTGAACTGTAAGTTTGCTAATGACGACTTTTTCGCCCATAAAGTTAACTTCTTTTGAGATACGCTTTGCAGCAAGGGTCTTAAGACTCATTTTGATTTCCCATACTTTTCTGAAGGTTTTGAATTTGTGTCTGCAAGTAGTTCAATTGGCTCAGTGCCTTGAATACCTCATTAGACAACTCTGGATGGTTTTCGAATTCTTGGATTCGACTAAATGTCTTTTTAATACTTGTTTCAATATTAAATAACATACGTTTAAAGGTGACTCTTAGCACAAAGCCAGAATCAAATTTGCGAGGCTCTTCCCCCGCAGTTTGAATATCGTTCATATTAACTCCATAAATGGGGTGAGCAATTAAGCCCACCCCTCACTATATTAGATAGTGTACGCACCATGAACAACAGATTGCAGGGTAATTGCAATCGTCGCTTGGTTAGAATCAGCCAGATTAGGCGTAACGAGCAGGGAATCGATCTTACCCAGGAAATACCAATAGGTATTCTGAGTAGTACCCAGTCCACCAGCACTCGAGGCATAGCCACCCGACGGTGCCGAATTCAGCAGTGCAAAGCGGAATACACACTGTTCACCGGAACCAACCAAGTCGCCAAGCGGAGTACCAGAGGCCCATTGCGTCGGAACATAGTTAAGCGTGATTTCCATAGACGGCGCATCAGCTTGCCCTTGGATTTGCTGCGAAACCGATTGGCCAAATACCGGAACATTAACAATATTCGGCGGGGTACCAATAGCCGGGAATTCACGTACATTAGCAATACGAATAAACTCGGCCGCTGCCGGGGTATTATCCGTGCATTCCGTGGCAAACAAGGCATCAAGATTGGCCTTAGACATAGTACCAGGGGCTGCAGCAGGGCCAGAAGCGTCGAAAGCAACAGACATGTCCGAGAACATACCGGCGCCGATAGAAGCGATGTGAGACATCAGGTTTCCTTCTTGAAATAATTGAATTGAATTTGGTAAGTAGAGCGGAGCTTAGAGCTATTGTCTATTGCAGGCCCTCTTATAATGAAAGTAGACTCTCGTCTAAATTGTGTTATGGCTTTTTGCGCATTAGTAGCAAATGTGGCACCAGCTAGATACTTATCAAAGATATCAGCTATCTTCGCAGCACGAGTTGGCCCTAAGCCATTAGGCACATAGATGTCTATAAAGAGGATCCCTCTTAGTGAGTCTGAGAAGCCTTCATCGGCGCTAGACACATCAAATATTGCATACTCTGTATTAACCTCGTTAGATACATAACCTTTTGGATATGTTTTAATATTTTCAGCAATCCATGGTGCACTATTAAATAGACTATAAATATCTGCATATAGGCCAGCAAATCTATCTTGAACTCTAGTCATTAGCTTTTCTCCAAGATAGCATATAACGTGGTAGTATATCCATTATTAGTAATTTTATATTGGCCATCCTTTGAGTGCACAACGCTCATAGCCACACCTTTTACAGTTACTTTATCGAATATACTTAAATCATAAATATTAGCTGCCTCTAATAACTCAGTGGCTACTAGTATTTTAGTGATAGACTTATTTGGGTCAAGCATACTTTTACTTATAACTACTGCTTTTATTGTATAAGTAGTAGGGGCTGATACAGCAGGAAGACCTGTTGCATAATTAAAACCAGTTGAATTACTATTAATAAAGTCTACATTTTCAGCAAGGTCAGTAAGTAAGGCAAATGCTTTTCGTACATACCCTTTTACGGTTGAACGCATATTACCTCCTTAATTAGCCCGCCACCACATAAAACTACCAGAACCACTATACCTATTTAACAGTGCATTAGCACCTTCCATAGTTAATGGATAAAATAAATTTTGAGCTGTTAATGAAAAACGAGGTGGTGATGCAATAGAGCTATCTAAGCCCGATAACTCAATAACATCTACTTTAATTTTGGATATCTTACCAGTTTCATCTAGTAAGCCATCATTATTTAATAGCTGATAAGCTTGTTCACAGTTAGCTGCTTTAATCCTTTGTGGGATTACGGCAGGATTTAAGGTAACTGTTATTCCAAGCACTGGGTCTAAATAGTCACCAATACGAGGAAAAGCTAACACCTGTGAGTTACTCGCAGCTACGCCAACCCAAATAATCTCATTCATTAACATTGCAGCAGTGGCTAGTGCTTTTTCCTTTTCGGAATCAGAAGCACTAGTCCACGCGGCAGCATCTGCCCTGAGATTAAAGTAGGTATTAGCGTCTACTAAAGAGATATATGAGTCTACACCTACTGTAAGCGGCATAAAGCCTCCGTAGCTGCGAGCTGCTTATTAACTATGGAAGATCGGAAGGATACCGAGTGACAGGGCCGAAGTAGCCTTACGTTGGAAAGCCGCCTTAGAGTTGGCGCCAACAGTAGCAGCTGCGAGGGTGGTCCACGTCGAATCATCAACCGAAACGCTCATGTAATCAGCATCAGATGCAAACGCATCTTCAGAAGCTTCCCACGTGTAGCCACGAGGATGAGCAACATAGCCCCAACGATACCACAGATCCGTAGTACCACCGCCGCCATAAGAAGCAGCATTACGCTGAATTTCAACAGGCATCGGAACCGGGATTTCATTAAAGGCCAGCGAATTCGGCAGAACAATGAAAGTGGTCTCAGTACCGACCAGATCAATACCAGCGCCAGCATTCAGGGAAGTCTTCTCAGCAGAAGTCAGACCTTGATTAGCACGCGTAGTAATCAGACGGAACTTGCCCGAGAAAATCGTTTCGAACATAATATTGCCGTCTTGAACCTTATCAGAATCAACAAGGTTAGCAGAGCGCAGAGAAGCAAGGGTCTTAGGAGAAACGATCAGATAAGCGAAGTCCGGTTCATAATCCTTCCAGCCCATACCCATAGCAGTCAGAAAGCCTTCTGCACGGGCAGCGCCTTGTACAGCAGCCGTAGCGTCAACAATCAGTTTGTTAGACCCAAGGTCAACATAGAAGCCATACTTCTTGTCTTCCGGGTCATTCGAGAAGGTTTGACCGCCAAGACCAGTACCACCACCGGCAGAAGCTGCGCCGCACAGCAGCTCGCTAATCATAACACCCTTCAGAACAGACAAGATAGCATTATGCTCGTCTTGAGTACGAGTAACGGCAAAGTCACGACCGATCTTAGCAAGACCATCTTCTTGCGTAACAACTTGCTTCATATTAATCTGCTGCGAACCATGAGAACGCACAGTCTTAATATACTTAGCATAGTTGGTGCTCATAGTGGTACGAGTACCATCAGTAGCAGAGCTAATAGAGACAACATTAATAACGGGCTTCAGCGGCTTCCTCCAACGGAGTTGACCAACAAAAGTTTCCGAAGAGACATCAATTTCAGCATCGGCGCCAGCAATGCCAGTACCAGAAAGCTTCTTAGCTTCGGTATAAGCTTCGTCGGAGTAACCACCAAGGGCTTCCTGCAGGACGTAGTCGGTAGCACCAGTAACATTAGTACGAACAGTCATTTATTTAATTCCAGTTATCTGCGGGGGATCTTTCCCTCTGCAGCGAGGTTGAGTACCTCTGTAAGCGGTTTTGCAAACAGAGACGTCTTTTGACTACCTGGCGTGGGCTTAGGAGCATCCAGTCCACTACCAGAGCTAGGTTTAGCTTCTAGCAAAAAGCTATTAGCATCATCACTAACAAATGATTTCACAAAATCACCAAGGCTAACTCCAGAACGATGGGTCCACTCACCCTTATCATTGCGGATTAGTTGACTAGTAATCTCATGGAAGGCCATATTAGCAGCCTTTTCATTACGAAACTTAGTTACACCCAGCAAATCACGGACTTGACTGTCTCTTGTAAGTTCCACATTTCGCTTTTCCATATCGGAAAGCTTCTTAACGAGCTCATTATACGCCGCATCTTTTTCTAATAGCCGCATTTCATAAGCTTCTTTATGCTTGCCCTCTTCATCTAGTTTCTTAAGAGCAGCTTCCCTTTCTGCTTTTTCAAGCTCTGATGCCCTCTTTAGTGCTTCATCCCTTACAGAATACGCACTATCCAATTTGCTTTTTAATGACTTGACCTCTTCAGCTACTTTTTCAGCAACTAAACGAGCAATCAGGTCATCATCAGGACTAGGCTTAGGGTCATCAGGCCTAGGGTCATCAGGCCTAGGGTCATCAGGCTTAGGGTCACCAGGCTTAGGATCATTAGGGTCAATATTAGGGTCACTCATTTATTCCATACTCCAAAATATACCAAATTACGAATCTGGTATTCGGCTACAAGCCATTATCCAATTCCATAAAAACCTTTATCGTGCTTCCAAAATTCACGGGGAAGCTCCTTTATTACATCTGCTTTAGTAAGTATATCTTCTTCTGTAAGAATTTTTCCACCAATCTTAGACCTACCTGGAACAGGTATAATTCCTTTATCAATTGCTTCATTAAGATATTGATTATATAATTCATCTGGTAAACCCCGCTCATGCAATAGATCTAGTGTTTGCTTAACACTGTTTTTATCTACGGCTTCTGCATATAACTCTCTAAGATACTTTTTAGCATTTGTCATGTCAGCAGCATTTGTAAAGAATGCATCATGAATAGTGCCAGTTGGAATACCTTGAGATTTACCCCATAAATGGAAGTTTTTAACCAGTGTAGCATCATTACTATGGTTACCATTGACTGCATACGCAGTTCTAGCCCCCACAGCATCTGCTATCTTATTAACTTTATTAGCTTTATTAGTTAGTGCTTCAAACCATGTAGGTTCAGTTTTATTATCTACTTGAATAATATTAGTAATCCAATTACCATCAGCATCTTGATAGAAAAGCTTCTCTTCAAAACGCTGGGTATAATACTGCTCTAAAATTTTACCATCAAAATTAACCCAAGGAATGTGCTCCCAATTCTTAGGTTGTTTATTAGCTATACCTAATTCAAGTAAATCAATATCAGTATAAATATCACCTGCTTTAAGTTTTATTCCAAACTTCTTACCAGTAGGCCTATATCCAGGGTCTTGCACTCCAAAAAGAATCTCGGAAATTGTACTCTTTGGATTATAACCTGGTATACGCTTTAATACATGATCTTTAATTGGTACATGAGGGTCTATACCTAGCATCCATGCTAATGCAGGATTGGGTTTAGCACCTGCCTTATAATCACCAAATGCTGATTTCTTTAGTAAAAGTTTCCAGTCAAATTGTGCACCAGATGGTTTTGCAGTAGTCAGAAAATCTTGAGCTAACCTACCGAAGAATCTAGTAAAGTCTGTAAGAATAGGGGTTCTGGCCGCCATATGCTCAGACATCAGTTTACCTACTGTTGCAAAATCATCAGGAGTTACAATACCATCGTAATCTCTTGTAATCTTTTCTACGAAGTCCCTGGTCTTAGGGTCCAAGAACCACAACTCCTCCATGATCTCATCACCAGGAGCGAGACCTTTATCAAAGACTTCTTTAACTTGCTTTCTTAGGGCTAGTAATTCTTGTGCTGCTATAGGATCCCATCTTTCAACCTTAGCAGCTCTAGCACTAATTTCTGATAATACAGCATCACGTTCTTCTGTTTTAAGTACCAATAAACCTTCTTGCTTACCTAAAGCTTTTGCCAACTTCTTTTCAATATTGAGAGTAGCAGTTCTTTGACCAGCACCATACAATGATACCATAACACCACTCTTAGCGCCTTTTCTCAAGTCCTTTTCTGAGAGACCAAGCCGCTCATTAATCTTCTTGAATCTAGGATCTTCAAATGTATCTTGTGCTACGACGTCATATAGTCTACGTTTCTGACTAGTAGGCACTACATTACTTAGCTCTGCCAACTCTTTGTTCTTAGTAGTTAATGCTATAATCTGAGCACCAGAGGATGACGCATCTTGTTCTAGTGCTACACTAATCTTATAATTTGCTAACTTAGCAATACTTTCTTCTGAGTAGTCACCATCAAGGTATTTATCTACTCGATACATTTCTAATGCTAACCTAAACAGCTTACCCTGCTCTTCACCCTCAACCATCGATACGATTTTGCTATCAAGAATATCACGGATATCTTGAGGCTTCGCTCGCTCGATGCGTTTACCTAGTTGAATAAGCTCAGGACGCCATTTCTGAGCAATTAATTGTTTACCTGTATTGGTTAAGCCATTATAGCGACCTTCGAATTCATCTGAAAGACCACCTAAAAAGCTACCTACTTGATCAGTAAGATTATAATAGCCATCTACACCCAAGTTCTTAGATACTTCTGTATTAAGAAATGGTCTAAAAGATTCACCCGCCTGAGGCCCAATAAGGCCACTATCATAAATACGGCCACGGTGATCAATGAAGGCATGATTACTAAACGCCATATCATTAGCTACGTAGTGCTCCATAGATTTGAAGCGTTCATAACTATCACCGCGAGCAGCAATATAATCACGATAATGGTTTAAAGAATCATAATACTTAGCTTTGCCCTTATCATCTTGGAAAGATAATAGTTTTCTGGTAAATGAATAGAACTCGGGGTCAATCTTATATTTACTTTTAGAGTACCAATTAAGGGCATCTGCCATATTATCATCAATAAGCTCTACTGGCAACTCAGCAAAACTAGAGGTAGATGTAATAGGTATTTTAGTGTCATAACCATCTTTGGTAAAGTAAGTTTTATAGCCTGGCTTTACTACTAATACATTACCATACTTTTCTTCATTAACACCTACTCGATATCCAACGTCTATTGCACGATTAAGATATGAATAGCGTTTAATTCTTGGGTCAATGATCTTTAAATTAACACTGAGAGTATCGTAATACTGTCCAAAGTAATTATTGGACATTCTACTACGCATTCTACGTTTCTTAACACCAAATGTTTCTAATTCGTAGAATTTAGCTTTCTCAGCATAATTCACAATTTCTAAGCCAGCATCATACCACTCGCGTTTAGTGCCACGCATATTAGCAAGATTATAAAGATCTCTGCCAAGGCCTACTGCCAATTGATCACGATCAGGTGCATCATCCATTGCTAATCTTTTTGCAAACTTCATATAGAACTCTTGCATTTCAAGATTATCAATATTTTGGAACACTCGCCTTAACTGGATTTTAGCAGGTAATTGAGTCTTTATAAATGTATCTAATACAGACCTAAGCTCTAGAGCAATTATAGGGAGATTTCTATTCTCCCACCTATTACGTTCCTTAATGTTAGGTATAAAGTTTTTACCAAGATCATCTAGCTGCACGGCACCTAGCACAGGATCAAGGTATTCACCTTGTTTTAGTTTATAGAACATATCACTATTATTACGTAATTGTGTCTCTATAAACTCACTAACATTAGTAACACTGTTCTTCATTTCACTATTAAGGATAGCCTTAAGGTTGCCCCAAGGTTCACTATTCTTGCGAAAGCGCTCAATAGTTACTCTAAGATTATCAATGACTACTGCTGATTCATTCATACCAACAGACTTCTGAATCTCCTTCTTAAAACTTAAGAGGAATTCTTTATCCTTATCAGTAAGAGATTTACTCTCTTCTACTAATCGGATAGTTCTTTTATCTGCAGCAGCATTTGGTTGATAAATACGAGCATCTTCCCGACGTTTAGTAATTGGATTGTAGATGAGTTGCTCATCAGTAGGTGGCACTGTTAATACCCTACGCTTAGTGCCAGTTTTAACGTGAGGGAGAATACCTCTATAGTTGGTTAAACTAAGTGTGCCATTCAATTCACCAGACTGAAGCTTATAATATTCTAACAGCTTATTAACAGACTCCTTGTCATTTAATAACTCATTAGGTGATGTATAACCCAAATTAATAGTGTCAAGACGATCCTTAGCATTTACAAATGTCTTAGATACCGCTTCAACGGTGCCATTATACTCACCAGCAGTTCCAGCTTCACCAGAAAGAGCACGTAACTCTCGTAATCCTACAGAGGTACCTTTAGGCGTAATAAACTTATCTGCTGTAATTAAATTGTTTTGAAACATCTTAAGACGAGTTAAATCACCTAGATGTATAAGCTGTGTCCTATTATCCTGAGCACTAAGCCAGTCATGATAAGAGATATTAGGATAAGGATTACCAGTAAACCATTTGGAAGCTTGCCTATCATAATTAGCAATTTGCTCTTCAGACATACCTGTTATATTTCTAGCTCTAGTCTGCTTAACAGTATCTAATCCAGCAAGATCATCCCATTTCTTTGGTACAGGTATTGTTGTTGATCTACAATGGTAATGCTGTGGAGGTAGATGCCCCCGGTCACTTATCGGAAATACTTTACCATCTAACCTACGGCATTCAGGGGTAGTCCTGGTATCCAGGATAGCTGCGTATTGGTAGCCTCTTAGATATTTAGCATTAGCGGTATATACTGCATGGTCTACCTGAGCGTATACGCTAGTAATACCTGTAATAACTAATGATTCAGAATGCACACGTGTTAAACCAAAGGTTTTACTAACACGCCTAATAATCTGCTCTTCTGTATCACCAGCATCAAGACCTACCCTAATAGCAGCTTCAATACGCATTCTTTCACTGTTTACAAGGCCACCCCACATTCCTTTTAATGTAGAATGTTTATATAGGGGATCTTTAAGAACTATTTCAGATGCAATCATCCTAGTAGGTCTATCTGGCGTTATAAAATCCTTAAATGCAACACCGAGATTATCTAAGCTAGTACCTTGCACATGATCACCAAATTCTATTAAGTCTTTGGCTGTACCCCTATAAGCCTTGCTTTCAAAGTCTTTAATTTCATAATCCAGGGTAGGAGAGATAGGGGCAGATCTTGTGTAATTGCCTGGGAGAATTTTTCTAACATTCTTTTCATGTTCATCAATCAATGCTTGGGTTTTAGAATTAATACGTTCACCGTATAACCTGGTCATAGCACTTTGGTGAATTTTCTTATCACCAGAAGCAATAACTGCTGTTTTGTCTACCACTGTTGCTCCTGTACTAGAGAATACAACTGATATAGACTAGTGCATATGCCTTTTAGTTATATCAGCTTTTGGATTATGATGCACCTAATTTTGCTGCTTTTAATTTTTCTAACTCTTGTTTTAGCTTATCAGCGGTGCTTATACCACCCTCTTGCTGAGAGGCGGTAGGCTGAGTTAGTTCGTCCGCATTAATTTCCTGAATAGCCTCATCATCAACATACTCTGGGCTAAGCATTTCATTAGCCTTAAGCAACCTTACCCATTCACTACGCGGTAACAGATTTGCTTGATACCATTCAGTAGCAATACGCAAGAACTCTACACCAATGCTAACTGGGTCAAAATCAGGCGACAAACTAAATGTAATATCTGTTGGAGTGAGTCCTAAATCAAACCGCCGATTAAGTAAATGTACGAGAACATTAGTCAGTACTTCTGATACCTTAGTATTAACCACCCCTAATGTAGCTGTTTGAGTCGCATTGCGAATGGTCAAAGCAACGCCAGATTGTTCTGCTTCAGGCGCAAGAAAGCGCATACCCAGTTTAGCTAATTCTTCTAGCTTACTCGCAATAGCTGCATCTAAATCTTTAAGTGCTTCTACTGGAGGAGCTAATGTACCAATTTTGTCTTCTTTATTTAGGAGTATCCAGGTACCTAAACCCTGATCAACAATCTTTTGAAAAGCGGTTGGCTGCATATCACTAGCAATCCATGGCGTGTATGTAGCAGCACCATATAGCAGGTGATTACGCCTAGACATTACATTGTAAAGAGCCGCCTCTTTATCAACAAAGTTATTGATATAGGGAATTACACAATCAACACTACCATTAGCAGGCCAGGCAGGAATCATAGTCATCCGCTCACCATGCATTTTAGGCTCATCTATCTTGGTCAAGGTAAACACGGGTACAACAGGTGTACCACCTGCAGTTCCTGGTGATAATGTAAATGTACGTACTCGATAAAAGCCATCAATTAGTTCATGAACCCATATAGTATCAACACTAACTGGATGAAAAGATTCTTGTGTTTCATACACATCCACAAAACCTCTTACAATTACTCGACTAAGTTGACTAGCTCCATTAACACTTCTAACCTGCCAATTAATAACCGTACTTGCGGGCCAAACTACAACGTAAGGTTTAACAGCTGCCCATTCTGACTGGGACATGTTATTAGCGACGTTTTCTTCAATACCAGGATAATCTACATAAATCCAGGCACGGCTAGTTTGCATCTCTTCCTTAAGTAATTCATTTAAGAATGAGATCAATGAACCACTAGTATTGGTAATATCATTTATAATCCAGTCCTTAGCTTCTTCTGGAATATCTTTTTTATAGGTAATAACAGGAGGTTTTCTTAGTAGTCCCCCAATAATTACAGCCACAAATTGGCTAGTGATACCAGGTAACTCGGCTTCACTCTTATAAAAATTGTATTGATCAGGTGACATTGTAGGAGAAAATGGCAATAATATATTGCCAATTGATGGCAAAACATCTAAAGCCTTTACCTTATCTTGTCCTGCTACAAATGCACTACATTTAGTCCAATATTTATAGAAGGTTTCATAGGCATCACAAGGATCCTCAACCCGTATCTTTAACACTGAAATCTCCTTTTCTATAACCGCCTTCTCTTAGTAATTTACTAAATTGCTGTCTTGTAAGTATTAAGTCATGAATACCCGAGATAACACGAATTAAATCTTCATCATCAGTAGTTTCAATAGTCCAGTTACTCGGCACACACTCATAATTGCTTAAGGTTATAAATGGTAAACTAGGCTCAGTTACCTTATTGCCTTTCACTTCCTTATCAAATACAAAATCTTTCTTCATAGGCAAACCACCAATGCCTTGAGAAAATGCTTGTTTTGCTAGTTTATCGCTCATTATTGTTCCTATTACTATTTTGCCTACGTTCCATTCCACTCATGCCACTCATGCCACTCATGGATTCCATAGTTCTAGGGGTCAAGATTGTCTCTATCCTAGCAAGCCTATCATAAAGCTTGAGCATCTCATCGTTTCGGGTTTCCATATATTTCTTTAAATCACTTTTTATTTCTGCCCTAAATTCAGCGTCGGTTTTTTGCGAGATTTCTAGTTTAGTTGCAGTACGATCGGTTAATACAAAAGAAGTACCTGCTGCACTAATAATACCTATGATCAAGCCTGTTACTACACTTTTACTGTCAAATAAATCATTTTGCATTGCAGATACACCCATGATACCAAGATGGTTAAAAGCTTCCTTTATTCTTGTTAGTATATTAATATCGGGCTCTATCATGGCGGTGCTCCTTGCAGTGTTTCAAAATGTTGTAGCCAAACTAACTTTAAGGTGTCTTCTCTACAGTCGGCAATGATTCTTTCGGTAGGAGGTAGAGCGTCTTGGGATGGCTCATAAGCTCCATCGGAGGCTTTTGTCGGGGCGGACAAACCACTGCCACCGGAACTTCCACCACTGGTGTTGGTGTTGCGCAGCTTATCAATATAAACGGGCACACGAACAATAACAGTTTTAGCTTTCTGATATCCATCAATTACTTCCTTTGTATCAGCATTATTTTTGGCAATTTGCTCTTCTGCCTCACGTTTGGCCTTATCACCAGCAGCTTGAACATCCTCTACAAATAATTTATGTTTTGCTTCGCATAGATTTAATGCAGCGGTTTCCTTAGCTAATACTTTCTTAGTAGCTTTTAGTTGAGCTTTTAAACTCCACGCATAGACCACAGAAGACAGCAAAGCAACTGCTAATGCAATAACAATTGCAGTAAGCACTTTTGATAATCCAAACATAAGACCTCCGTTTACATAACTCTAATTAAATGAATTGCATCCCATAGCTTTGTTAATAAGTATCCTAGTACAGTAAAGAATATGATAATTACGAAGCACTGTATTCTTGTCATTATAGTATCCTATACTAAATCTGTAATACAGAATTTATATTCTCTGTTACGGCGTTTAGTTAACCCAGGTAATGGTACTAATACCCCCGCAACCCTCGCTTTATCCCACTTAGGTAGCTCAGCACAAGCCAGCTTAAACTCTCCTGCTTGGAGATACTTTGCTGCATGACTTTGCTTAGGATCACAAGCAATTTTAGGACCAAGATTAAATACTGCATCACTAAATGCAATAAATACACTAGGTGGCAATTCATAAGGTACACAACTTGCTACTATTTCCAAAGCTTCCTTAGCATCTTCAGCCAAGAATTTAGCACATTCATCATTAGTGTATTTCTTATTTTTAATTATTTCGGGACCAGTATGACCTTGACAAACAGTAAGGATACCTGGTGGATCAAAATAAGGTATATAACGTGTACCTTCCTCAGTAGCAGCAAAAGCAGCTAATGCAGCAATAGCAGAAGCTGTTATAACAGTTTTAGTTGTCTTTGGGTACTTGTTTATCATCTTCTTCTCCATTAACAACTTCGGTAGTTTTTTGCTGTAATACAGTACGGAAGTACATACCCAGAATACTAAGAATACCTACTAATAAGGGATACAACCCAGGAGGTAATAGATTAGCAATAGTTTCACCACCGCTGGCTAATACAACTTCAGCTACTGTAACAGTACCACTAAGAATTGCAATAATAAAGAAAATACGCATACTCCATGCCTTCTTAAGCACGAAGTCAATATCAGGTACAGATGTAATATTCTTAAACATTAAAAGCTCCAATAATTAGAATCCAAAGCCTCGAACAGCAATACGCTCTTTCTTTATAGGCCAATGATAGTCAAAGAAATATCTAACACCATCACTGAAGTGTTCGATATCCTGACTTTTATCGATCATCGCAGTATCAGAATTATTATCTACCCATTGGGTTCTAGCTAAAGATTCAATCATAGGAACATTAGCAGCTTCAACAAATGCATATCTTCTACCTTTTTCACCAGTAATAGGGTTATCAGCAGTTTGGAATCTTGCATTAGTTGCATTGACACTATCAGCAATCCCTGGCGAGGACGACCTAGCTAATACATTATATTGGTATCCTTCCAAGATAGTGAAATCTGTGGTACCTACTACTGCACTAGTCTTAGCTGATCGACCCGTAGGGTCAGGATAACAATATATTTTATTAGGTGGACGAGCATCAGTCACATATCTACCATAAATAGTAGCAGCCAGCTGATGTGTATCAGCACTACCCTGTATATAACCAACGCATATTGCATAAGGACCACGAATAACCCACACACCACTGCATTGCTTTCTAACGTTAAAGTCAATAGATATATGCAAGGGCTCTTCTGGATGTACTTTAATAGTACCTGTAGGCACTACATTCAAGTCTCGATTAAAACAGTAAAATACATTATTACCACTATCCTCAAAAGTTGCCTTATACTCTCTGGCAAATCTAATTGGATCAGTAGTTCTACTTGCTATTTCAATTTCTTCAATATCTAGATATGGTGACTTAGTATAGTCAAAGTGGTATGACCTCCATTTATCATCTAACTTGCCCTTATTACACAAGTCATAAAATGTATCATATCCCTTAGGTGTACTAATAGCCATAAACCTACCAGGAAAGATATCTATATCTTCTCCTGTTTCTCGCCTGATATCAGCCATTATTTGTGATACACGTAATGGTGACCAACGAGTGTCTATAGTTGGCATTAGTATAGACTCAATCATATCTAATTTCTTTTGTTCTTTCATTGCCATAGATGTGATTTCATCTACTAGAACAAAATAATTACCAAAGCCACGTTGCCTTTCTACAGCTTCAGCAGATACTAGATTAAGTGTGACCTCATTAGGGAAGTTAAAATACCCCTTATCCCTACTAGATTTAATAGCATAAGATTCTAACCCAAATTGATAAGCTAGTAACGGATAGTAAATATCTACTGTCTGAGAGTAGGTTGGAGTAACTATAGCAATATTCTTATTAGGCACCCATACAGGAAGCTTTGTAAGCTCACCTACAATATGAGTAGAGGCAGCACTACCCATTACACTCTTACCCCAACCTCGAGATGCCCTTATTGTGGTATGCCTATGAGATTTCTTTACGAATGTATCATAGAATACCTTAGATTGAGTAGCATGTAGTTTCATCGTAATGCATCCCAGTCAATTTTCTTAGGATCATTAGAGGCATTAACAGCATACTCTGGAAATGATTGCCTAACTTCAGCTAAGGTATCATTAATATTATTAAGAAGCTCCTCTTCTTCATGCATAATAGCTTCAGCATCAAGAGTAATAACAATAGGAACCTTAGATTCCTTCTGTTGAGGATTTTCTGCTGGTACTGTAGCATATGCATATGGTAATAGCGTCTTAAGTATATTAAACTTGACCCCCATAAGTGTAGCTATGACCATTCTACTAGGTTTTGCACTCTGCTTAATCTCTTGTATCTCTAAATCTATCTCACCAATCTGCATTACAAGTCTACCAAGAGGGCAAACTCTCAGTGCTTCTAATCTTTTCTGAGCAGCAGTACTAGGTGGTACACCCGGTGTAGCCGATTTACGGTAATTAGGTGTAGCTACTAAATCTTTAATTTCTGGCATAATTTATACCATTCGCAAAAAATAAATAAGGAAAAAATCCCACTCTAATCCCCGGTTAAGGAGACTAGAGTGGGCACACCTCATGACTAATTATGCAGCAACATCAAGAGACTCTTCTGGGAGAGGAGAAGCAGGTGTCTCGACATTAGTATCCTTGGATACATTTAGCTTACGCAGTACAAAGTTATGTGGTGAAAACTTGGTGAGGTCAAGCTGACGTACAACCTGACCTTCAGGAATGGCACCATGAAACTGGATATAAATTACATCCTTCAGGTACCAATAGAATTCTTTTTGTGATTTACGGGACACCATGGTCACAAGCTTATTGCCATGAGCGTCAGTCTTGAGGCTAGCTACATCAAAACAATCCCAACCGTATCCAGTACGAACTAGGATACAAGGGATTAGAACAGGATTACCTTCTTCATCTTTGTTATGTTCTTGGAAGAAGAAAACCTTATTACGAACTTGGACAGGGTCGAGTACAAACATGGTGTCACTCCGTATCAATAAAATAATGCAACTTTAGGATTATAGTGCTCATTAATCTTAGCACTCTCATTTACAACTACTGACTCAATTGAGCCAATATGATACCCAGCACAAACTTTAGACACATATTCCCATACATCTTCTGGGGTATTATCAAGTGGTTGTATTGGTCTGAACCATTTAGAGCTTTTAAGCATTGTACCTAAGCGGTAATTTAAAGTATTACGCCAATCAGAATTTGAGCTATCCAGTATACGATTATTATTTCGTACTGCATAATACAAACCATCTTTGTGTAATACTATACCAGTAAGACCAGTATTAGTGGTTTCACTGAGTATATTGGCAGAGTACATCTTATCACGTAGCTTAAGGTTACTTATTACATCACCCAATGCTACATTGATATACTCAACAACAGATGTCTCTGGTATAGAACCATATACCAATACCCATACGATATCTTTAGGTTGCAGATACTGATTATCCAACAAGATACTATAACTACCTTTCCTATATCGTTGATGGACACTGGCCTTATTGTAGTGAATACCACCTATCAGTTTACTCACCTGGTTAGGTGTAGGGGTCTTCATATACAATACATTATCTACATATACAAAATTATCAAATATCAGTTCTACACTCTTTTGGTCCATAAGATCTCCTATATTATAACTAGTACAGAACACTAATTATAATTAGTTTAATAAACAGTTATGGGTTAAGGATTACGGTTACAGCTTACAGTACTAGTTTATTATAATCAATATGATTTTATTTATTTATTATTATCATATTAAATATAATTTATTTATATACTATTCTTTTATTAAAACAAAAGAAGAATAATATAAATTATAATTCTTTATTAAAGAGACTGTATAACCATACTTTAACCCACTACTAATTAAGACCTAAGTAAGAATCTTGTTTAGTACCATATATAATATATAGGGGTAAACCTAGAGACTTCTCCCTCCTATTATTAGGGAATGAGACCCCCGTTTTTGATGGTTATACCTGTAGTAATTGTGCTAACATTAATGCTTTACTTAATGCGATCCATTGAGATTCTGTAAACTTTAACCACATACCTTTTACTTCTATCATTCTTTCTTCTTCTAAAACTACACAGTAATCATCAGTAAATGGTACAATTTTATTAGTCTTTAGATTAAATCGTATAATGTAGTTAAAGATTGGTGGTATTGTATTATGTGTATTATTACTTGGTATACCCTTTATACTAGCTATAGCTTGTGTTAGATTAAGCGGTGATGTAAGGTAGTCTCGCCTACAGAGATGTGGAGAGTGTCCTGAAGACATGGTACCATTACGAATGTTAATATGTTTCTTAGCCCTATCATGTAGAGCATTACTGAATAGTACTAGTGAGTGCTCTGTGCATTGATCCCACATAGTTCTCTTGATGTAGTCTTCTACCCAGATACCATTATACAGTCTTACACAAGAGTTACGAATATTAGAGTTATCACCAGGAATATCAGAGTCCCATGGTACTACTAGTGGAGTATGAGCTAACGCATTAACACTCTGCTTTACTTCAGAGTAGTCATCGATATCGTTATCATAATCCACAGTAGGCCCAATCCTTAACCCATCCAAAATAGCATAACGATATTGATCTAATGTTTTGATTTGTGTATATTTGTATCCTGCTGTAAAGCCGTTATCATAGACTATATTATCCCATAGCTCATTATGTTTAATTGATGTTTTGTATGCATGGTACATAAGCTCTATCTCTTCACTGAATAGCCAAAGAAGTACTTGACCATTTATCAGCTTAGTACCTTCAGTAAACTGAGGACAAAAATAGAGTGGTATATCTGTATCTTTTACATAACCATCAGGTATCCTATAGAATGCATAGCTACCTTTAATATAGCCTAATTCATCTGGTGAAAATGGGTTTGGTATAAATACATCTGGTCTTATGATTGGACTATTATTTAAAAGCCTTTCAGCAAAGTGGGCTAAAGGTGATACTATCTTACCCTTGTTTAAGTTATCAAATAAGGCCCTAACTGCATCTAGACTAATACCATACCTAGCAGCAAGCTTAGTTAATGGCCACCCACTTTGCCATTCCATAACAAAGGATTTAAATTCAAAGATACTAGTCCACCTTGGACCATTCCCTCTCTCATCTACAAATGCTATCAAGCTGGAAGTAGGGAAATGATACCAAGGGTCTAGCACTAAGTTATAAGACCATTTATTATATGCCTTAGGAAATGTTTTAGATCTAGTAACAGGATTGTATTTAGGATACAAGTCTTGAACAGATTGCACCTGTTGCCGTACTATTGGTGAATACTGAGCAGCGTTGGGGCAAGTGTACACTTGATGGCTCTTTGCCAAAGGTGATCTCCTTAAATTTAATGCAATTGGTTTTGATAAATGGAAAGCTTGAATTGAGAATCAGAAGTGGTTTTTCATCACAAGTCTCAATACCTAAGCTAGTAAAATTATTGTAATTAAAACATTCTTTACAATTGTGTTTCATTTCATCCTCACTAATAAAGTTAAAGGTTAAACCATTTCATAAGTAGTAGAGTAATACAGGTTACAATAGAACCAGTAATCATACCTAGTACAAACGTATCTACATTATTGCTCATAACTGCCCCTTAAAGGCCAACAAACTGCATATGGCATCTAGTAGAACAAAAGGCATAACGACCTTCAATATCCGCCTCTTCCTCTTTTATTCTTCTTCCACACTCAGCGCATTCACATATA